TGACCATTGGGTCGTCGATTCGGTGGTCCATAATTGTTAGCCACTTGAACCACGCCCGCAAATAGCTGTGGTAAGTCGCTGCTGTCGCGCCAGACCATTCTGTGTGCCTGTTCATCCAGTGGATTATCTCGATGGGCTGAGCCGAAACCGGTGAGCAGCCAGTCTCTTCCGCAAACAGAGTGACGACTCGGATCCTTTCGCTAATGGTTACGTCGGACCGCCTGGCAGCGAATTGCCATAGCTCCCACTGCTCAATCAACGGATGTCTAATTGTCACGGCCGGAACTAAATCATGAGTTTTCTTTGAGTTTGGTGACGGTTGCATCGCAATTACGTCAAGGCCTCCGGATCCCATTGTGGCGTCCGTCACTTTTCCGTAACTCACGCCGCATGATCCAGACTTTTAATCCGCAGGTCCCAGGTTCGAGTCCTGGTGGGGGCACTGGCTTTACCCCCGTCGTTAGGGTCCGGCGGTTCGAGCTCCACTTCGGGCAGCAAGTCCGTGATCGGGACCTCGAGCCACGCCGCCACCGCGGCGAGGTCAACTGCCGACCAGACGGTCTTGCCGCGTAGACGGTTCGATACCGAGCCTTGGTCGACGTTTAGGACGGCCGCGAGCTGTTTCTGCGTGCGGCCAGCGCGCCACATGAGCGTGTGGACGCGTTCACCAATCAGCGCGTTGCCCTGCTTTTTCGGGTCCGGCGCTTCCATAGATGTCATAAGCGTCAAGATACGCCATAGACGACACGCGGCACAATGCCTGTGATGTTCTTGACATCTTATGGCCATCCGCCATACAGTGCGTCGCATGGCCGATCGCCATATTCATGCAGAAGAACCAACTAATCAGGCTCTCACCGTTGCGCAGGTCGCCGATCAGCTCAGCACCAGCGTGCGCTCGGTGCAGCGGTGGATAAAAGAGGGTCGCGTCCGGGCCGTACGGCTCCCAGGAGGACGCGGTTATCGCATCTACCAGCGGGACCTTGATGAAGCGCTGACGGTGATCGAGACGCAGGCGCTCACCAAGCAGGCGATCCGCGAAATCGTCCGTGAGGAAATAGAGGCCAGCGCATGACCGCGCTGACCGAGGCTCGGGTGCGGGAGATCGTCCGTGAGGAGTTAGCCGCTCAGCAGGCCGAACTCCACCATGATCGCCTCCCAGGTGGAGTCATTGATTCCGGGACGTCCTTCGAGTCGCTCGATCCGGTTCTCCAAGGTCTGGACGCAGATGGAGAACGTCGCCGCGAACTTACTGACAACTTGGTGGAGTTTCTCGATGGATATATCACCTTCGTCACCACGGACGGAACGCAGGGACTCAAGCAGATACAAGACGCTGTGAGTCGCCGTCATCGTCTCCGGAACGTGGTTCGTGAGGGCCCGGATTCCGTCTCGGGCTTCGTCGGGGGTGGGGGTAGTCACGATGCTTCTCCTTCGCTCGGTCTGGACAACCAGAGCGTAGGAGAGGACCGGCCGGGCCCGGCTGGGGAAGTCGGGCCCGGCCACGCCGAAAGCGGCGACGCATGAGCGCCGTCGAGCTGTTCCGCTACGAGGGCGCGCACCTACGGACTGTGCTGGTCGAAAGCGAGCCGTGGTTCGTGGCCGCGGATGCCTGCCGGATGCTCAGCCTCCGGGACACCACTTCCGCGATGAAGATGGTCCACGACGACGACAAACGGCTTTTGCACAGGTCAGATACTCCGCAGTTGTTCGAGGGTATCGCCGCCCAGGTCCAGGTGATCACGGTCGTCAACGAGTCCGGCATGTACGCGCTCATCTTCCAGAGCAACAAGGACCGGGCCCGCGACGTCCGTCGCTGGGTGACAAGCGAGGTCCTGCCGTCGATCCGTAAGACCGGCAGCTACGGCGCCCCCGTGCTGACGGAGGACGAGATCGTTCACCGGGCGCTGACCATCACCCAGGCCCGCGTCGAGGCGCTGACCGCGAAGGTGGTTGAGCTGGCCGCGCCCGCGTCGGCGTGGAACGAGCTCGCTGAATCCACCGGCGACTACGCGGTGGCCGACGCCGCGAAAGTGCTGTCCCGGGATCCGAGCATCAGCATCGGTCGTGACCGGCTGTTCCTGTTCATGTCCGCCGAGCGGTGGCTGTTCAAACGTGACGGCCGGTGGCGCGCCTATCAAGCCCAGGTCGACTGCGGCCGGCTGGCCGAGAAAGTCGGGCGCCCGTTCTGGCATGAAGGCCGCGGCGAATTGGTCGCCGGTGAGCCCACCGTGCGGATCACGCCGAAGGGGCTCGCGGAGCTGCATAAGAGGCTGCGCGGCACTGGGCAGCTGGCGTTGGTGAGCGCGCTATGACGCAGCTGTTCGGCGGTATCTGTGACCGCTGTCTCAAGCCGTTCCGCGCCGCGCGGTTTCCGAATGACTGCCTGTGCCGGGCCTGCTATCTGGGCGCGCTGCCGCCGGTGGAGCGCGCGGTCGCGCTCGTGAGTGGAGCGGTGTCGTGATCAACGCATTACGCTGGCTCGCCGCCGCCGCCTTCGACGCCCTCGCGCACATCGCCTACCCGGCCGCTGACGCGATCTGGGAGGAGCGCCGCCGGCGCCCCGACGCTGAACTGATCCTGCTCGACGAGATGGCCGATCACCTCGGCGTGATCCGCGCGCAGCTCGAAGACATCCGCAACCTGCTGCTGGCGCGGCAGCCGCCGCCGTGCAACTGCAATTCGACGGTTCCCGGCTTCCACACCTTCGACTGCCCAGCCAGCCCCTACCCGCAGCCCGCCAAGTAAGCGGCCCGTCCCCGAAGAGAGCGGGGACGGGCCAACCCAACCAGGAAAGGAACCCCATTTCCCGTGAGCAGCCCGATTCTAACCGGCCCCAAGCGGATCCTCGCCCGTTGGCGGCAACGCCACCAGCCGGTGTTGCAACTCGAGCCGGTGATGACCGACGACGACGTCGACTTCCACTCCGACCTGCACTACTTCCGTGACCTGCTCGAGGCGATCCACACCCGCAGCATCTATGAGCGGGCCCCGATCGCGGCGTTCCCGACGATCATGTCCACCACCCTGGACATCGCGCTCTACCTTGTGCGCAAGGACTTCCCCGACGACGTCGCCGCGGAGCTGGCTCGCTGGCGCGCCGACATCGCGGCGGCCGCGGCATGAGCGACTGGTGGCTGGGCCATTGGGTGTTCTGGGTCGTCGTGTTCGGGCTGATCTTCGGATACGCGCTGATCGGGTCGGTGGCCCGATGAAGAACCTGCTGTTCGCCCAACCCGCGCGGGTCGCGCCGGAGCCGATCGAGATCATCGAGGCACTCGAAACCGCGCGGACGCTCCTCGGTGCGTACCTCGCCAAAGGCAACGCGATCGCGGTGATCGACGGCTGGCCGTGCTACTGCACCGTCGCTGCGATCACCGCAGCGTCACGCACCAAACAGATCCGTGACGCGGCGCTGGCCGCCGCCCGCTACGCCCTGCCCGGGCGTTTCCACGGCCACAGCATCGTCGAATACAACGACCACCCCTCCACCACCGTCGACGACGCCAAGACGTTGCTGCAGCGGGCCAAGGGGCTCGTCGGGACGGTCGCCGCATGAGCCGCCACGTCCGCCGTCTCTGTCCCGTCTGCTGGACCCGCGTGCACCGCACCCCGGTCGGGAAGATCGCCGGCCACTTCGACAAAGCCCGTCAGTACTGCCCGGCCAGTTGGGAGACCTACGCCATCACGATCGGTGCGGCATGAGCGACCACGACGAATGGCGCGCCGCGGTCGCCGGGATGAGCGAAACCGAGCGCGTGGTGACCGAATCCGAGTGCCGGCGCGCGTTGGGTTTATGCGGCGACCGGGAGGACGCACGCTATGAGTGACACCCAGCGTGTGGGCGTGCACGGCGGCATCCCCGAGGCCGTCTACCACGCCGACCGCGCCAGCCTGTCCTACTCCGGGGCGAAGCTGCTGCTGTCCTCGCCGGCCAAGTTCCGGCGCGCCCAGGATCACCCGCCGAAACCCAAGCGCGAGTATGACCTTGGGCACCTGGCGCACAAGCTGATCCTCGGCAAGGGCGCTGATCTGGTGGTGGTCGACGCCCCGGACTGGCGAACGAAGGACGCCCGCGAGGCCCGCGACCAGGCGCACGAACTCGGCCTGGTTCCGGTGCTGGGATCCCAGCTGGCCAACGCCGAGCAGATGCGCGCCGCTGTGCGTGACCACGAGCTCGCCGGGCCGCTGTTCGCCGAAGGCCGCGCGGAGGTCTCTATGTACGCCGACGACCCCGAGACGGCTGTTCGGCTGCGGGGCCGGGCGGACTGGCTGACCAACGGCAACGTCATCGACATTGGCGACCGGCTGCTGATCGTGGACTACAAGACCACCACCGACGCCAACCCGAAGTCTTGGTGGCGCGCAGCGCTGCGGTTCGGGTACCACATGCAGTTCGCGTGGTACGTCGCGCTCGCCCGCGCGCTGCGGCTCGACGACTCGCCGATCTTCCTGCACGTCTGCCAGGAACTCGAACCGCCGCATCTGATCTCGGTCAACGAATTCGGGCTCGACGAATACAAGCTTGGCCTTGAGCAGATGCGAGAAGCAATCGACATATACGTCGAATGCCAGCAGACCGGTACCTGGCCCGGGTATCCGCCGCTCATCCACCCGATCAGCTACGCGCCGTGGGCATTTCGGCGCGACTTCAACGAACCCGTCGACATCGACTAGAAGGAGACCCACGTAATGACCGCCACCGACTATAAGCCTGTCGCGCAACGCCGAACCGTCGCCCAGGCCGAAAACAGCCTGCAGAACAAGATCCGGCAGATGGAACAGCAGTTCCAGCTCGCCATGCCTCGCGGTGTCGAAGCCGTCCAGCTGGTCCGCGATGCCCTGACCTGCCTGCAGTCGACCCCGAAACTGGCTGAGTGTGAACACAAGTCAGTCCTCGGTGCGCTGATGACATGCGCGCAGCTCGGGCTGCGGCCCGGGGTGAGCGTGCTCGGGCAGGCCTACCTGTTGCCCTTCTGGGACAAGAACCTCGAGCGCCCGAACGGCGGGAAGGGCGGCTTCCGCGCGCAGCTGGTGATCGGCTACCAGGGCTACGTCGAGCTGGCCTACCGGTCCGGCCGGATCGCGTCGCTGCACGCCCGCCGCGTCTACGCCAACGACTACTTCGAGATCGAATACGGTGCAGCCGAGGACAAATGGGTGCACCGCCCCTATCTCGACGGGCCGCGCGGCGACGTCAAGCTGTACTACGCGGTCGGGCGCACCGTCGACGGCGGCTACCGCATCACCGACCCCGTCTCCGTCGCCGACATGCAGGCCTACCGCGACCGGCACGCCACTGCCAAGGACCGCAACGGCAAAGTTGTGGGCCCGTGGGTGGATCACTTCGACGCGATGGCCGACAAGACGATGATCCGCACCCTGATGAAGCTGCTGCCCAAATCGACCGAGCAGCAGCAGGCCATCGCCCACGACGGCGGTGTCCGCGTCGACGTCACCCCAGATGCGATCAACACCGAGCCCGACTATGTCGACGGCGAAGTGGTGGACGACCCTGCGCTGGGTGCCTCAGAAAATCGTCCAGAACCGGAAACCTCGCAGGTCAACGATGCCCCGCCGGCGGACGAACCGCCGACCGATCCCGCGGCGGACGTCCAGATGGCCGGCCGATCGGAACTCGCACGGCTCAAGCAGATCCGGGTCGCCGAGAAGCTGGACGACGACGCCAGCTGGTACGACTACCTGCACACCGTCACCGGCGCCCGCGTGACCGCCGACAAGGCGCTGACCCTCGCCCAGGCGAAGCAGATCATCGAGATCTTCAACCAGGACTCGTGATCAGACCTCGGGGCCGCGTCAAAGCGTTCACACCTGCGATTCGCGCCAAGGCAGAACCACGACCCGCTTTCTTCGTTCCCGGCGAGTTCTGACCTGCGCGGCCCCGGCCAACTCAAAAGCCCACGCCCCGAAAGGAACTCGACCGTTGGTCATCGTGCTGATCCACAACCCCCAAGCCCCACCCGACCAGCAAATCGCCATGCACGTCGAGAACGGCCATCCCCAGCAAGCGCTGGCCGTGCTCCAAGCCGCCCAAACGCTCATCACCCAGCAGCTCACCGCACCAAAAGTGTTCCTCCCCAACGGCCAAGCCAAGATCGTCACCCCCACACCACCCACCAGCGGACAGGAATAACCCCATGGCACTGATCACCGACAAACCCCAAGGACTCCCGAGCGGCAACGCCCTCGACGACATCCCCGACGACATCCTGTCCGTGCCGGCCGCCTACCTCTCGTTCGGTTCCTCCCCGAACGCGATGGATGAACCCCCCGAGCTGGGGGACATCAAGACGTACATCGTCCGCGCGAAATGCGTAGGCCAGTCCTGCTCAGAACGCCAAGATGGTGAACTTCGCTACGGCAGAAGGCTTTCCATCATCGGCTGCTGGGAGGCGGGAAAGCAGCCACCCAGCACCGACGAGGACCAGCCCGGCCTGTTCGACGAAGCCGGCGACCCGAACCCCGGCGCGTTCTACAGGGCCGTCGCAGCCGACGATCAGCTGTTCGGAACCGGCACCGACGTCTACCTGCGGCAGCCGGAGCAGGTCGATCAACTTATCCGATCGGCGGCTCAGTCATGAACAAGGCTCAGCGTCTCACCGAACTCACACCAGCCCAACAGGACCGGATGGCCAGTTTCGCCCAGGAGTGGATCCAACACGGCTGGCGCACACAACCACTCACCGAGGAAGAATGGGCTGTTTGGGAAGCCGGCGCCCGCAAGTGTTACGAATTCGCCGGGCTCCCATGGCCGAACGTCGTGATTCGGGTGTCCTCGCCGATGGTGGGCGCGTTGGCGGCGCCGTTCGCGGCGATCGCGATCGCTCTGCACCGCGCGCTTCCGAGCGCGTTGGGAACGCTCGAACTCCCTACTGATCCTTCGGCGGTCGACTCGGCGGTCTACTCGGCGGTCCGCTCGGCGCTCGGCTCGGCGGTCGACTCGGCGCCCATTAAACCCTTCTGGCACCAGCTTTTTGGCGGCCGCCAGTGGTGCTGGTGGCCCGCGTTCATCGCCTACTTCCGCGACGTCGTCGAACTCCAACTCGACAGTGACATCTGGGACCGCTCGCGCGCCTACCAAGATGCCGAGTCCGCCGGCTACTGGTGGCCCAACCGCGACTTCGTCATGGTCTGCGACACCCCCGCCGTCCTTCACGTCGAAGCCGCGGCTGGCCAGCACCGCATGCACTGCGAAACCGGACCGTCCGTCGCATGGTCGGACGGATGGGGCCTCTACACGTGGCACGGCACATCCGTACCGCGCGACCTCATCGAAACCGGCTGGGACGTCGAACGGATCATGGCCGAACGGAACGCAGAGGTTCGGCGCTGCGCCATTGAGAAAATGGGCTGGGACCAATTCGTCCTCGCCGCGGGGTTGAAGCTCACCGACGAAGCCGACGACCCCGGCAATCCCGGCCAAATCCTGCGGCTGTACGACGTGCCGCGCAAGGTCCTCGACTGGCCCGTACGAGTGCTGGTCGCACACAACGCCACCCGCGAACGCGACGGTTCCCGCCACACATTCGGACTCACCGTGCCCACCGACTGCCGCACCGCAGTATCGGCGGCCGCGTGGACGTTCGACCTGTCCGAACGCGAATACGCCCAGCTGGCCCGCGCCACCTAGATGTCCGAGCCGTTCACCGAAATAACAGGAAAGGAAACAAGAATGGCAACAACCACACAACTGATCGAGGCCACCGGTGTCAAAGTCGTCACCGCGGCCGACTTCGCCGACGTCGAGATCCCAGTGCTCGCCGGGGTGCAGCGCCAGGGCGACGTCCTCGTCCGCCCAGCACCAGTAACCGCGAAGACCGCGGTGCCAACCCAGGGCACTTCCGTGGTGCGCGGCGAGTCCGGGGGCAACACCCATGCCGTCTATGCCGCCGACGGACCCGTCTACTGCGACGTGTCCACGCCTTCGGCGCGAAGCCTGCGCGTCGCGGTGCTGTCCGTCCCGGAGGGCTCGACCGCATACCTGGGGCACCCCGAGCACGGCTACATGGGCATCGGCCCCGGCAGCTACGAGATTCGTCGGCAGCGGGAGATGGCCGAAGAAATCCGCATGGTCGCCGACTAGGAACCTCCCCCATTTTCGCCGCAGAGAGGAGCCCGGAGGCGTGAAACTCATTGGCTGCGACCGCTGCCGGACAGTATTCCCGCGCGACGCGCAACACACCGTCGTCTGGCTGTTCGACACCGTCGGCGACGAAATGGACCTGCACGTGCCCGAGCCGTCCGATAGCCGCGAGCTGTGCCCGAGCTGCCGTGCGGACCTCGACGCGTTCCTCGCCGGCACCCCCGACGACGCCGCCCGCACCGTCCCGGAGCCGAAAACCAAGCGGAAGTCACCCACCTGGAGCAAGGAGCACACCTGCGAGATCTGCGGCCGCACGGGTGTCCAACGATTCATCCAGACACCGACCGGCTGGCGTTGCTCCCCGACGGCGGTGAAATGCCCCGGCAACCAGGCCGCCCGTGGCCGGCCGGCCGAGCCGTGCGATGACTGCGAGACCAACGGCGTCAACTGCATCGCCCACCGGCCGCCGGCGCCGGCCGCGGTTTCGTTGCCCGAACCAGCACCAACCGCGGCCCCGGCTGCGCCGCCGGTTCCGCCAGGCGTGACCGCGCGCTGCAAAGACTGCACCCGCACCTGGAACCTCACCGGCTTCATCCTGCAAAAAGCCGTCGAAATGCACGAACTGAAGCACTCCCACATCGTCGACGTCATCGACCAGGAGGCCACCGCCTGATGACCATGCACCCCATCCCCGGCCGCGACCAACCACCCGCGTGGCTGGTGCTGGCCGCGACGTGGCTGCTCATCTTCACCGCCGTCTACGCCGCGCTCTGGGTCTACTTCTGATGGCAGTTCTGATCAGCGACCGGTTCCACAGCGACCCGAGGGTGCTATGCGCTGGGGACCGCGCTATCGGTTCTTGGATCCGGATGCTGTCGTGGCTGTCTCAGTGGCCGGGAGAAGCCGTCATCCCGGCCGCTGCGCGCAAGATGTTCGGCGCGAGCAATCGCGTCGTCGATGACCTGCTGCGGAGCCAGCTGCTCGCTGAGTCAACGGGCGGATGGATGCCGCTAGGCGAGAATGACCTGTGGCGGATCAGCCGCACCGATTCTCGCGCCAAGATCCCCGCGCACGTCCGCGCGCGCGTGCTGGAGCGCGATGAATACCGCTGCCGATTCTGCAGCGCCACCGACGATCTGACGCTCGACCACATACTTCCATGGTCGCTGGGCGGCCCAGATACCGAAGATAACCTCCGCGTGCTGTGCCGGCCGTGCAACAGTGCCCGCGGCAACCGAATCGAGGTAGGAATCGATGGCTAACGCCGCCGGAGTCCTGAAGGAATCCATCTGGCGCGACAAGGAATTCCGCGCGTTACCGCGCACCGCGCAGGCGACCTACGCCCAGCTGATCAGCCAGAAGGAACTCGACCGCGCCGGCATACAGCCGCTGCAGATCGCCAAGTGGACCAAGGGCTGCGACACCTTCACCGCCGAGGACTTCGCTGCGGACCTGAAGGTGTTGGAGCAGCGCCGGTTCGTGTTCGTCGACGAGGACACCGACGAGTTGTTCGTTCGCTCGTATATGCGGCACTGCGACGTTGCGCGGTATCCGAACATTCTCAAGAACGCGTTGCGCTGCGCCCGCATGGTGGCGTCGGAGAAGCTGCGTCACGAGCTCGCCAAGGAGCTGCGCCGGCTGCATAAGGCTGACGCTGACCAGGTTGCAGACGCGATCGATCCACCCGGTTTTGAGCCCGATTTTGATGAACCTCAACCGAACGGTTCCGAAACCCTGCCGAACCCTTCTGAAACCCTCCCGCAAACGGTTCCGGCAACGGTTCCTGAACGGTTGAACGGTTCCGAAACCACAACGGAACCCCAGGGATATGGATCTGGATATGGATCAGTTACCTTGGGTAGTTCTCAAGTTGGGGGGGCGCGCGAGCGCGAACCCAACGCCGACAACGAACCGCCACCCGACTCGAACGACCCCCCACCCCGACACTGCCCAAAGCACATGCCCGGCGGCACCCTCGACCCGTGCGGCGCCTGCAAGGAGCACCGGCAGCGACACGACCGCTGGCTAGCCAACGCCGACATCGAGCAAAAACGCGCCCAGCAAGCCGCAGCCCGCGAAGAAGCCAGCCGCCGAGCACAACTCGCCGTCGACCGACAACTCGCCATCACCGACTGCGATCTCTGCGACGACAACGGCTACCGCGGCGCCCACGTCTGCGACCACATCGACCGAACCGAAACCACCAAAGCCGGCATCGCCGCAGTCCGGGCAGCACTCGCGAAAGGCAGCGCCAAGTGACTTTTCGACACTCCGCTCAGCAGATCGCCAACGCCCGCCGAAACTCGGCCAAAGCCACCCGCGAACGCCACCAACGCGACCAGCCCCAATTCGATTGGGACAAAGCCATCGCCAGCCTCAAAGCCATGCTCGACAAACTGGAGGCCAGATGAGCGCCACACTGCTGGCCTGGACCGAGCACGCCGCCTGCCGGCCACACCCCGCCTGGACGCCCGCCAGCGAGCCACACGCGGCCGAAATGGCGGCAATGCAAGCCATCTGCGACGGCTGCCCGGTCATCGCCCAATGCGCCTGGTACACGCTGTCCGAGCAACTCGAAACCGTCGTCTGCGCAGGCGTCTACGTGCCCGAACGCAAACGCGCCCGGCGATACGCCGACGCCCAACGCCAGCTCAAGCACAAAGCCGCCATCGGAAAGCGGCCGCAGCGATGACGATCCGCGACGCTGACCGGATCCTCGACGAGATTGACCGGCTCGTCGACGAGCAGATGGCCGATGGCGAACCACGCGTCGGCTACGACTTCGGCGACCCGACCTACCCGCGCTGCCCGCACTGCGACCGCCACTGGCACGGCCTGCCCATCACCGAACGCATCGCCGCGATGTACGCCAATGGGATCTACGACGAGGACTACCGCGCCGACACCGACACCAGCCGCGTGCTCTGCCAAGGCTCAGACTTCATCGGACCCATGCCGGCCGAAATACCACCGGGCCTCGAGTGGCTCGAGCAGTGGATCCAGCCGGACATCGCCCTCGCGCACCGACGAGCCATCCACGACCTGCTCAGCGGCTACCGTCTGGCGCTGACGCCCGAACTCCAGCTCAACGTGAACCGCCGCTGGTGGCGAACCACGCTCCCCGACAACGCCGAAATCACCGAAGACATGGAGCGATTCGAGTTCACGGTGGTGGTCGGCGACGGCCGCATCATCACAGGAACCGTGGCCAACGTCGAAACCGACGAGGAAACCGGCGTCACCGATATGACGCTTACCCGCTTCCCTGAGTTCGCGCCCGGCTTGAGTTTCCTCGGCTACACCGAGGAGGGGTTTCGATGAGCGAATGCCAGCACTGCGGCTGCCGCGCACAGCTTTTCCTCTGCCAGAGCTGCACCAGCGACCTGCGCGACATGCTCCGCGGCCTCGTCGAAGGCCAAGAGCTCCCATCCGGTCACCGCGGCGCAAGCTGGCTGCAATACCTCACCGACGCCGCACTCGGCCAAACCCGGCTCGGCGTCTCAGTACGCCACTCCACCGACTACACGACACCGCTGCCGTTCAACAAGACCGCATCCGACCTGCTCAACGAAGCGCACGCAATGCTCGCCCGCTGGGTCGAAATCGTGAACCGCAACGCCGAAACACTCGCCATCCTAGGAAAGGACCAGCCGTGACCACCGCCGTCCAGATGGCCCGCACACTCGCCGACAACGTCACCGCGATCGCAGCACACCAAGACGCCGGCCGGTGCTACCGCGAAATCCAGAAACTCATCGACGACATCGAATACCGCATCAACCGGCCCAAACCCCCACGCTTCCTCGGCCCATGCCCACACCTGGTCACCAGGCGCCAAGCCTGCGCAATGCAACTCGTCGCGCCACGCGACGCAACCGAAGTCCGATGCCCAACCTGCGGCACGCTGCACCAGGTCGACCATCTGATTGAGCTGCTGCGCAACCACCTGCTCTACGAGCCGCTATCGGCGGTGCAGATCGTCGGCAGCCGCGTCAGCGACCTCCCGGGCGCGCTCGAGCAGCTCGGCGACAAACTGTCGCGATCCACGTTCTACTCCTGGTGCAAACGCGGCTGGCTCAAACCGCGCAGCTACCAAACCCGCGCCGGTGTGCGGCTACCGCAGCGCCAAAACGACAGCGACGAGCCGATGTACTGGCTGGCCGACGTCTACGCGCTCATCGAGGCGACACGGCGAGAACAAACCAGCATGAAAGTTGCGAAATCACACGCGTGTGACTTACCTTTGGAACCAGATTGCAGGCGGACGACCTATGCCCGCACCAAGGCGCTCTGCCGTTTCACTTCCCAGCGTTCGCCAGCTGGGACACTCGCCCAGCGGTAACACCGAGCATCGCGGCCGTGTCTCTCACCGAATACTTGCGCGACAGCGCGGATGCTACGCGTCCCGTTTCCGAGACCAATTCGGCCTCTTGGCGCTCGATCTCTTCGCGCATTCGGCGCAGACGCTCGGCATCGAGCACCGACTCATCGTCGACGTCGTAATGAAAATCGAGCTCCACATCGGCGTCATCCGGAAGATCGTCCATCAGGATGATGACCTCGCGTACCGATTTGGCGAGTCCAGCCAGTGAGTGGGCGAAGGTGTGCGCGCCAGCGACGGCGGGCACGTCGGCCAGCCACGCGTCGCCCTCGCGGGTGACGTGAACGCTGTAGGTCATTTCAGCAGCCATCCTTTCCCAAGCGCCGGTTCTAGGTCGCGTTCGATCTTGTGCAGTGTTCCGGTGGGAATGTCGCCGGGGTGTTGCGGGACCGCAGTGCTCGCGGTGATTTCGCCGCGGGTGACGCGGTAACGCTTGTGCGATCCGACGGTGCGGATGTGCACGCCGCCGAGCTTTTCGATTTTCCGGTTGACTTCCCGAGCACGCATAAGCCTAAAGTTTAGTCGCTAAACACCGCAAGTGTCAAGCGGTTAAACACCTATTGATCGGCCCTTTTCCTATAGGGAGCCTAGCCACGCCATGCCACGCCCAGACGCCGCCAAACTCATCGCCGAAAGCCTCCACAGCCTCCCACACCCAGACGGCCGCCCACGCCGACTGATGCACTTCAGCCAGTTCAACCAGACCACCGAAACCCGCGACCGCATCAACCAACTCGCGGCCGGCGTCGGCGAATCCATCGTCCACCTACTCGAACGCCGCGGCTACACCATCGGCCACCGCGACGACAAACACGCCGCAGACGCCGAAGGCTACAAAATCGCCAACGTCTACTGCGAACGCTGCGGCGAACGCCTCTACTCGCTCACCGTCGACCACGACATGAAAGCCCACCTCAGCCGCCTGGCAATCCGCACCCTCACGCAGATCAACCCGGAGTGCCCACACCAATGACCGCACCGAACCCGCTGGCCGAACAGCTACGAGCGTTCCTGCCCAAAGACTTCCTGCCCACACGCGCAGCAGCATCCAAGATCTACACCGTCGCCGAAGGCATGCAATTCGCAGAACGCATCGCCGACGCACTCGACCGCACAGAACGGTTGCCGGTCAGCACCACAGTCACCCACAACGACGACGGCAGCCTCACCATCCACGTCACACCAGACACCGCCGCAGCGGCCCCGCTGGCCGCAGACGCCTAGCGCGCCAATGCCCGGCCGCCACACCAAGACCACCACCCAGCGCGGCCTGGGCCACCGACATAAACAGCAAGTCGCCCACCTCAAACGCCAGCACATCGACGGCACACCCTGCTGGTGGTGCGGCGAACCCATGTACCTATCGCAAGGTCTCGCCGGCGACCACAGCGTCCCACGCGCAACCGGCGGCAAGCTGGCCGACCGCCTACTCCATGGTCCCTGCAACAGCGAACGCGGAGACGGCAGCCGCGACCACCTGCGACCAGCGCTGACCGGCAAACGAGCAAACCGGGAGCTGGTCGACATCGGGCCGCGAGCACTGCAGTGGCCATGGTAACCGGCTAGCGAACGCCAACAAGGCGCGTACCAGCGCAGATACCACCCCGGCAAAAAAATCGAGGGCGGGGGTGGTCGCAGCGACCGCCATCAAGTCACGAATTTCTCTCCCCGACATGCGAAAACAGGAGGGTGACCGTGGCCAGTGGGGAGAAACGGTCATCCCCGGCAAAGCTTCAGCAAACCCTGGCTGGTGTGGCCGGAAAAGGCGATCACGCTGCGACTTTACGCGCTCTGCGTAACCGTTTGGCCCGTGAAATCGACGTCTGCGAGCAACCACGCGACGTCGCGGCGCTGGCGGCCCGTTTGAGCGATGTTCTGGCGCAGATCGAGGCCATCAAGAAGCCGCAGACCTCAAAGCGAGACGAACTTGCCCGGAAACGCGCTGAGCGTCAGAGAAAAGCCGCTGCTGGGCGACCAGACCCCGCGGATTCTGGTGACGCCGTCGGCGGTGACAAGCGCCGCAGCTGAGGCTATCGAGTTCGCCGCCTCAGTCGGCCTGATCCTCGACCCCTGGCAACAGCTCATCCTCGAGCACAGCCTTGGCGAGCTGCCGGGCGGCAGCTGGTCGGCGTTCGAGGTCGGCCTGTGCGTGCCCCGGCAGAACGGCAAGTCAGCCGTCGCGGAGGCGCGGATGCTGGCCGGGCTGTTCGTATTGGACGAGGAGCTGATCGTCTACTCGGCGCACCTGTTCGACACGGCGATGGAAACGATGCGCCGCCTTGAGCAGTGGCTGGACGCTTCGGGTGAGAAGTTCACCACCAGTCGGTCGAACGGCAAGGAGGGCTTCGAGCTCGCCACCGGCCAGCGCGTGAAGTTCAAGACCCGCACCAAGGGCGGTGGCCGCGGGCTGTCGGGTGATTGCGTCATCCTCGACGAGGCGATGATCCTTGAGTCGGCATCGATCGGTGCGCTGATGCCGACACTGGCCGCGAGGCCGAACCCGCAGCTGTGGTACATGGGCAGCGCGGTGGATCAGGAGATCCACGACAAGGGCTACGTGTTCGCCAGCGTGCGTAAGCGGGCGCTGGAGCGCAGCAGCCCGCGCCTGTGCTACGCGGAGTTTTCTTGCGAGGACGGCGCCGACCCGGCTGACCCCAGCAACCGGGCGCAGGCGAATCCCGGCATGGGATACCGGATCACGCCGGAGTACATCGAGGACGAGTACCAGGCGCTCATCCACACCCCGAAAATCTTCCTCGTCGAACGCCTGGGCATCGGCGACTGGCCGACGCTGGCAGACACGCTGCAGCCGCCCATCGGCGCGGACCTGTGGCGCGGACTGGCCGACCGCGCGCCGGCGGTTGCGAATCCGTTCCCCCAGACCATCGGAGTCGATCGCGACCCCGTGAGTAAGACGTGGGCGATAGCTGGCGCGCAGCATCTTCGCGGCGGCGGCGTGCACGTCGAGCTGGGATGGACCGGGCTAGGCTCGCCGACCGACGTCGCCGAGCGCTTGGTCGACGTCGTCACCGAGGCCGACCCAGTGGCGCTGGTGATCGACCAGCGTTCGCCGGCGGCCGTGCTCAAGCCGTACCTCGCCGAGGCGGGTATTGACCCGCATCTGACCAACGCGTCGGAGCTGGCGATGGGCTGCGAGGGCTTCCTCGAGGCGGCGCTTGCGGCCCAAGTCAGTCATCCGGGGCAGGAGGCACTCGATTCGTCGGTGGTTTCAGCGGTGAAACGCGACCTTCCAGGTGGTCGTTTCGCCTGGGACAAGCCTCCAGGCGGCTCGATCGTGCAGCTGATGGCTGTCACCCTCGCCCATTGGGGGCTGCTGGCCTTCGCTAAGCCGCCGAAACGCTCCGCGCCGCCGCTGTTGGACAAGCCTGAAACGTCTTCGGAAGGCGTGTTTGAGCGCGAATTTGACGCGATGACAGCGGCTTTCTGACCTAAAAATCGACCCGAGGAGGGGATTTTGGCGCCGCAAACGCGCAATGTCCCCGCTGTCCGCGCAGCTGGCGCGCATTTAGGTGTCGCTGCCAAGCGGCTGCCGCGGCGGGCGGCCGGCCACAGGACGAAAACGCCGGTCCCGGTCGCCGAGACGGGGTTTGCGAACCCGTTTCCGGGGATGCTGTCGGCTTTCAGCCAGTGGGACCAGTTCGAGCAGGTGCCGGAGCTGTTGTGGCCCAACAGTGTGCGCACCTACACGCGAATGTGGCGCGAGGACTCCCGCATCGCCAGCGTCTACTACGCGATCGCGCTGCCCATCATGCGCACGCCGTGGCGCGTCGACCCCAACGGCGCATCCGATGAGGTCACCGAGTTCGTCGCCACCAATCTCGGTCTGTCGGTCATCGGCGGCGACGACTCGAAGCCGAAACCGCGCACCCGCGACCGCTTCTCGTGGCACAAGCACCTGCAGTTGGCGCTTCGCCACCTGCTGTTCGGGCACCAGGTGTTCGAGCAGGTGTACAGGATTGGCGACGACGGCCACGCGTACCTGCGTAAGCTCGCGCCCCGGCCGTCGTCGACTATCGCCTATTGGGACGTCGCGTTGGATGGCGGGCTGGTCGGTATCACGCAGTTCCCGCCCGGCACGTCGTTCGGCGCCCCGTATGGGACCACGCAGGGCGGCATGTCCGGTCTGCAGCTGCAGATCCCGGTGTCGCGGCTGGTGGTGTATGTGCGCGACCCCGACCCGGGCCAGTGGATCGGCAACAGCCTGCTACGCCCGGCGTACAAGCACTGGCTGCTCAAAGACGAGTTGATCCGCATCGAAGCCACCGCGGCGCGCCGCAACGGTGTCGGTGTGCCGGTGGTGACCGCGCCCGAGTCGGTGTCGGAGGCCAGCGTCGGCAGCGCCGACCTGCAGCCCTACCTCGACATCGCGCGCCAGTACCGGGGCGGCAACAGCGCCGGTGTCGCTTTGCCGTTCGGCACCGAGTTCGAGCTGAAGGGCGTCAACGGCACACTGCCGTCCGGGTACGTCCGGCAGGCGATCGAGTATCACGACAAGCAGATGGCGCTCGCCGCGCTGGCGCACTTCCTGAACTTGGACCGCGGCGGCTCGTATGCGCTGGCGTCGGTGCAGGAGTCGACGTTCACCCAGGGTGTGCAGCAGGTCGCCGAGACGATCCGCGACACCGCCCAGGCGCACGTCGTCGAAGACCTGGTCGACGCGAACTTCGGCGAAGACGAAGCGTGCCCGATGCTGGTCGTCGACGAGATCGGCTCGCGCCAGGACGCCACCGCGGCCGCGCTGCAGATGCTCGTCAACTCCGGCCTGCTGACGCCGGATCCGGCGTTAGAGGCGTTCGAACGCCAGCAGATGGGGCTGCCCGCCGCGGATCCCGAACTGCAAGAGCAGAACAACGCGCAGTTCCCGAAAACGGTCGACGAGCCCGAACCGCCCGCCGACACCGAGCCTGTGCAGACAGCGCTGCCCGCGCTGCCCTACAAGGGCGCTGCCAACGCATCGGCCGGCCGGACGCGGCGGTTGACGATTCATCCCGAAGGAGAACTCACACTGTGGTGAACCTGGTCACCGTCCCCGGTGTTGAGCTGATGCGGACGGGCAAGTGGAATCTATCGACCGGCGAATGGGAATGCACCGAAAAAGAAATAGCGGCCGCCATCGAAGCCCACGAGAAAGGAATCCTGCGTAAGCCCGTAATCAGGTTGGGGCACAACGATCCAAGGTTTTCCGGTGACCCGGCTGTGGGATGGCTGGACAATCTGCGGGCATCTGAGGACGGTCGTGCGCTGATCGGGGACATGGTTGGTGTCCCCGAGTGGCTGGCCGAGATTCTTCCGTCCGCGTACCCGTCCCGGTCGATTGAAGGCTTGTACGACTACACCGCGCCTGATGGCAGCGTGCACGAGTTCGTGCTGACCGGGCTGGCGCTGCTGGGCGCGACACGTCCCGGTGTCGAGTCGCTGCAAAGCCTGCAGGACGTGGCCCGACTGTATGACATCGCCGCGGCCGGGCGCATGGGCGGCAAGGCGATCGAGCTGGTGATCGAGGGTTCCGACGCCCCGCGGCCGTACGGGGACGTCAAGTACGCGGACCCGAAGAACGGCAAGTACCCGATCGACACCGAAGAACACGTTCGGGCCGCCTGGTCGTACATCAACATGCCCAAGAACCAAAAGGGCTACAGCCCAGAGGAATTGGCGCAAATCAAGGACCGCATCAAGACTGCGGCGAAGAAGTTTGGCATCAAGATCGAAGCCTCGGAGGCTTCCGACACAGAAAGGGGCCCCATCGTGGCACTTCCTGAAAAGCTCGCGGAGGCGCTCGGTGTCGACGCGTCGGCCGACGAGGAAACCGTCCTGGCCAAGATCGCGGAGCTGAAAGAGCCCGAGCCGCAACAGGAGCCGCCCGAAGAAGGCACACAGCCTGAGCAGGTCGCCGCTTCCGGTGGTGTCGTCAACGGGCTGGTGCAGATCGAGCAGGCGCAGCTCGACGAGCTGAAAGCCGCCGCGCAGCAGGGCGTCGAAGCGCGCGCACGCCAGATTGCGGAGGACGACGAGCGCACCGTCATGGCCGCCATCGGCCAGGGCAAGATCGCGCCGGCCCGCAAGGACCACTGGCTGGCCGCGCTCAAGGCCGACCGTGAGGGCACCAAGCAGGTACTCGCGTCGCTGGCGGCCGGGCTGATTCCCACCAGCGAGATCGGGCACACCGGCGTGCAGGGCCATGTCGGCTCCGAAGGCGCGCCCGACCCTGAGCAGGAAGCCAAGGAACGTGTGCACGCGCGGATCATGGCGTCTTTGGGTATTCCCACCAAGAAAGCGAGCGTGAACTGACATGGCAGGACAGGATTATGTGCCCCTCTACGTCGCCGGCACCCAGGCGTCGTGCGTCGCCGGGTCGGCGGTGACAGCGGGACAACTGGTGCAGATCACCGGTGGGACTCTGGTTCCCGGCACGCCCGGTGTTGCTGGCGGCCAGCCTAATTCAGGCACCGTCACCCCGACCGTGGCGCCCACCTCGGACGCCACATCCGCAGAGGTTGGTGTCGCGGCGAACAACGCGGTCGCCGGGCAGCCGGTGAGCGTCTACTTCGGTGGCGTTCACGTGCTCGCCGCATCCGGATCGATCTCGGCTGGCGATCCTGTTCAGGCAGCAGCCAGCGGGGCTGTTGCCGACGCCAGCTCGAACACTACGTATTCCCAGATCATCGGAAGGGCTTGGAGCGCCGCGTCGAATGGTTTTGCTGTTGTGCGCCTAGCCGAGCATTAACGGAAGCGAAAACCCCCAAACCGGCGAAAAACCGTTTTCGCCGGTTTTCTTTATCCACGAAAAACTGTTGCGCGGCACCAGTTTAAGGAAAGGACCAGGTCGAGATGCCGTTCCTCGAACCACCCGGTTTCCCTACCGGGAATCTAGCAACCCAAGATGTCTACTCGATCAGCCGCTATCTCAACGATCCGTTGATGGTGTTGCGCGCCCTTCGGACGATAGCCGACCAGATTTTCGTCGGCGATAAGGTTCTGACGGGCCAGTTCTACACCGAAGACGGCGCGGTGATCTACGAGCAGATCGAGTCGATCTTCGCCGCGAACACCCCGCAAGCGGTGCAACCCGGCGACGAATACCCGCTGTCTCCGATTCCCACAGGTCCGGCGCAGATCGCAAACGTGGTCAAGTGGGGTCTGGACACGATCATCACCGATGAGGCCATCAGCCGGCAGAACTTCGACGTGCTGTCGCGGGCATTCACGAAGATCGTCAACAGCATGGTCGCGCAAGTCGATTCGGTGGTGATGTCGGCTGTGGTCGCCGCCATCACAGCCACACAGCCCGCGTCGAAGCCGTGGAATGGCGGCTCAGGCGCCCCGAACATTCTGCGTGACATCATGCTCGCCGAGGAGCAGATGAGGGCGCTGAAACAGGGCTACATCGCTGACACGGTGCTCTGTGACCTGAACACGTTCGCCACCGCGATCTCCGACCCGACGCTTGCGCTGCTGTTGCCACGTGAAGATTTCGGTCACGGGGTGCGTGAAATGCCGGTGTTCCAGGGAATCGGCTTCCAAGCCAATATCGCGGGGAAGAAATGGCTATCAACCCCGAACTTGCCGACCACACCGTATGTTGCGGTTCTCGACGCAAAGGTGTTCGGCGCGATGGTTGACGAGCGGCTGCCTGCGCCCGGCTACGTTGGCGCACAGTCCGACAACAGCGGCGACGACGACGGTCGCTCCATGATTCAGGTGAAGACGATGCGCGAGGACAAACAGGACCGCTGGCGTATCCGGGCACGGCGCGTCACTACTCCCATCATTATCGAACCCAAAGCCGGCGTCCAAATCACGGGATTCTGACAATGAGTGGCTACCGTGTGATCGCTCCTCTGGTTGTGGCCAAAGATCAGACAGGCCGCAACCATCACGTTTACGCCGGCGGCTGGCTGCCGTGGCTTGATGATGAGCAGCGTGCTCATTTCCTCGCCCACGGGCTGGTCGAGGAAGTGGACACACCCGCGACCGTCGCCAGTCCCGGCAGTGAGCAGCCCGAACCGGATGAGCCGAAAAAACCGCCGCGGGTCGCCCCCAAGGAGACGTGGGTTGAATATGGCGTCGCCCAAAACCACGACCGCCGTGCACTGGAAGCACTGTCCAAACAAGAACTCGTCGACCTTCTAGGCTGACAGGCTGACAGGATGACCGCGCCGGCAATCAGCGTCGGCGAGACGGTGACCGAGATCGCGTTGCCTCCCGTTGCGGCGGTGCTGGTGCTCAACTCCAGCGCCGGTTTGGGGGATAGGAACGCCGCGCCGAATGTTGTGGTCAATGCTGGCGCCCCGGCCGCGCTAGAACCCCAGCAGATCGGTATCCGGTTGCTGCCAGGCCAAATATGCCGGCTGCCCCTCATTGACTCGTGCAACGGCCAGCAGTTGCCGTTGTACGCGATAGCGGACGGCCCCGGCGCACAGCTTGAGCTGCGGCTTATCGAGGGCTGGTGAATGTGAATGATTCCGTTTCTCAACTTGCAGGAGTTCCTGGCGTTGTGGGACGGGCCGCCGCTCACCGCGCAGCAGCAGTCGATCGTGCACCTGCTGCTGCAGGTGGCGTCTCAGTGGATATACGCCAACGGGCCGCAAGGCGCAGGGTTGCCATCGACCGACCCGACCGCGCAGTTCGTTGTGTGGGATGTGGTCAGCTCAGCCGTGCGCTATCAGCGGTACAGCAAGCTCAGCCAGTTTTCCCGCACCGTTGGGCACCACGTTGAGGGTGGCAGCTTCACCGACCCGATGAAAGCGCTCCAGTTCACCGACAACCACAAGATGCTGTTGGGGATCCCGTTGGAGGCGCTGCCCATGTCATCGTGCCGCCCAAACGATTTTTACGCCGCGGACCAAGAGCAAGGGTGGCCGACCCAATGGTCGGACCAGTTCGGTAACCTCGGCTGGGACTGGTGGGAATACGACAATGACTAGCTATCCCGGCGCCGACACGCTGGGCGTGGTCACGAAAGCGCCCACCGGTCGAGTTGACGCGATGAATCAGCCGATCACAACCGAGTCGGTGGTATGGGTCTACGGGTGCGTATTTGAGCCGGGCACACACATTTCCGCGATCGGTGTCGTCACCGAGAAACAAACGGACACCATCACCAGCGCCGAGCAGGCGTGGGCGTTCCTGCCATACGTTGCTGGTGTCGGCGTGCCCGGTGTGGACGACAACGGCGACCAAGTCGCTGCGACGATCACTAACTCGTGTTGGATCAGGCCGCGACGCGCGGACCCGCAAGCCCAGCGCGACTACAAGGTGCTCGGGCTGCCGCAAATCCACTACGACATAGATGGCCTGCCCGATCACGTGTTGGTCAATTGCGAATGGAGGGCAGGGTGAGCGTCGAAGACGAGTTCGCCGCCGGGCTGGCCAGCGCGGAAGTGCAAGACGCGGTGGATGAGCTGGCGCGCGAGGTGTGCGAGCAGGTGAAGGCGCTCACCCCGGTTTTCGGTGACCGGCCACCGCACCGGGCGGCGCCAGCAGAAGGCGAAATAGGAGATGCCCGCAACGCTGTGCACGTCGAGCCGCTTCCCGACGGCGGCCGCCGCGTCATCTCCCGCGACAAGAAAGCCGTGTGGATTGAGATCGGCACCAGCCACATGCCCGAGTACGCGCCGTTCACCAAAGCGGCCGCCATGTTCGGCGCCGAAGGCGGCCCATCGTTTTCGTCGACCGGCCGCGACTCGATGGCCGACGAGGGTGTCGCGTACGCGCACGCGCATCTGCGCGCAGAGCTGGAGCGTTTCGCGAAACTGTCCGCGGAAGGCGCCGCGGCGCATGAGATCGCGGCCGCTGCCCGCGACGTGCGGCAGGCCCGCATCGCACGCTCGGCCGCGTTCAAAGCAGCACGATCACGTGGCAGGCGCGGCCGGTGAGCCTCAACTACGGCACGACGCCATCACCGACACAGGTCGGCATCGGCGTGTTGCTGCCGCTCGGCGCAGCAGGTGTCGGTCCTGAGCGCCCCCAGCCGGGAGCCGGATCCGGTGACAGCGAGCCAGATGTCGCGCTGCCGTACTACCTCGTCAACGGCATCGCCGGCAACGACGACAAGTACTGGTGCAACGCGATCATCAGCGTGCATACGCTGGCCGCCACGATAGCCGAGTGTGACGAGTGGGCGTGGAAAGCCCACCACCAGATCATTAGCCTCACAATGGGGGACATTATTAGGCTTCCTAACGGCGAAACCGCGACGGTGAGCGGTCTTGGGCCGCGAACACATCAGATGCCGGTCTACCAACCCTACGAAGACCCGTTCATCAAACGGTACTACGCGAGATACTTTCTGCCTTTGCGCTTCTCCGCATAGTTTGCGCAAAACCCGCTGCGCGTCTTGCTGTTTTTCGGCTTTGACGCTATCGCACCCCGAAAGGAAATATCATGACACTTCCCGCAACCGGCGGCACTTGGGCCGAAGTCCTCGAAGACAACCTGAACCCGCTGAATGTTCGGTACTGGCAGATCACCCACGGGCTGATCCGCGACTACGATCCGACCGGCACGTTCAACCTGGCGTCACCGGCTGTCGGGCTCGGCACCGTCCAAACCGCCAGCGGACCCGCGCAGCTGTTCACACCGTTCGCCGCCGACAACGTGTCGATCCGTGGCGACCTGTTGGTCACGTCACCGAACAGTGCTGTGAACTTCTACGACCTCGGCCTGCTGAAAGAGGACGCCACCGACTGGACCCCGGACCAAACGCTGCAGCAGACGCCATCAGCGCAGCTGGTGCGCTCGGTGCGTAACGTGCTGACCAAGCTCGACGACAAGGTGAACTTCACTCCGCTCGAGTCGAACCCGCTGATCGACTACCTGAAGTTCGAGCTCCCGCTGACGGGGATCCCGGCGCTTGGCACACCTGGCTACGGTGTGGCTCGCGGCAACACCGATGTGCCACGCGAGCGCACGCTGGTGCTGATCGGTGTTGACACCGACGCGAACCTGGTGGCGCGCGTGTTCCCGCGCGTCATCACCGACAAGAAGGGCAAGAACGAGCTTGCCCGCAAGAACCCGGATTCCTCGGAGCTCACCTACGAAGTGCTGCCGGACCCGTTCACCAAGCAGACGATGTGGGTGTGCCGCGCCGGCACGGCATGGCTGGGAGCGGGCAATCTGCAGTTTGAGACCGCGGTTCCCGCGGTCACGCCGGTGACCGGCCTCAATGCGACGATCACGTTCCCGACACCGATCGACATCACGTCCCCGGTGTACTCGGTGCAGATTCAGCAGACACCGACCGGCGCGTGGTCGGCGGCAACCCTGTCCGGTTCGCCGTCGGTGTCGGGCGGCCTGACGACGTTGACGATTTCGGGCCTGACCGCATCGACCACGTATAACGCGATTCAGGTGACCGCGACAGGGGCCAACGCCACAGTGACCGGCCCGCAGTCGGCTCCGTTCACCTCAACCGCGTCCTGACACAACGCAACACGAACATTCGCGCCGCGGGCGGCCGGTTTGTCTCCGTGGCCGGGCCGCCGCGGCGATCCACGCAGACCCGCGCAGAGGACAAACAGGCAGGCGACACATTTATGCAGGAGCAGGTTTCCCACAGTCACGATTCGTTCGAGGCGGCGCGCGCACAGGCCGCCGAATACATGGGATTCACCGCCAGCGAGCGCATCATCACCCCCAAAGGCGAGGTATTCGAGATACCCAACCCTTCTTTGCTCGACGACGAGCAGCTGGCCCGCTACGACGCTTTGCAGCTCGAAGTGGAATCGTGGGACCGCGAGGACGACGAAATCGGCGAGAACGGGAAAGTTATCCGCCGCGGCGAACTCAAGGAACCGAACCGCAAAAACGGTGTGCTCGTGGAAAACTACAACATTCAGTTAGCGCGGGCGATTTTCGGCGACCGTTACGAGGCTTTCCGGGCGGCGGGCGGCCGAGCGATCGACGTGACCCTGATCTGGCAGAAGATGGGCCGGGAGCTTGCGGAGCGGCGCAAAGCCGACCCCAAAAGTGACCGAGGCGATCAAATTGTGGAGGCTGTTTCCGACACAGATTGAGGCCGACCTACAGATTCATTGCCGGAGGCGGATAGCGGAGTGGCATCAGGGCACGATGAGCAGCCGAGAAATGCTCGCGCTGCTCGACGGGCTGCCAGAGAACTCCAAATTTAAAGAAGCATCCGAGCGCACCTTCCGTGTCGCTGAATATGTCGGCGAGGACAAGCAGCTCACCGGCAAGTTGCTAAGAATTCCGGCCGCCGGGGCTCCTCCCAAAGACGTGAAGGTGATCGCCACCTACATCGACTGGACGTACGACAGGAAACTGTTAGCGCGCATGACCCGTGAGTTGGCGGCTTTACGCGCGGACCGTGGCGCTCCGCAACCAGACATCGCGGCGCTGTTGGAGCCATTGGACGCGATCTTGCTTGAGCGCAAGGAGTTAGAGCGCGCTGAGTTAGTGCGGCGCGCTAAAAGCCACATAAGCGTCGGCCTCTACGGTATGAAAGGCGGTGAGTGAGCCGTGCCGGTCTATTTAGATGTCAAGTCACGGCTCGATGTCGCGGCCGCCCAACTGGCCGCCCGCGAAGCGAAAGCGATTTTCAGCCGCGCCGGTGACGACATCGGACGCGGCCTCGGCGGCGCGCTGACACGAGCGTTGTCGGCGATCGACGGCAGCGCTGCTCGCGCCGCGCTGCGCGGACTGCAAGACGAATACCGCGCCGCGGCGGTCGCCGAGGAAGACGCCGCGCGCCGGATGACGCGGTCGATGGGCCAAGTCGAGGTGGCCCAAAAACGACTGGGCGAGATCACAGCCAAGTACGGGGTCGACAGCAGCCGGGCTGCTGCGGCGAACGTGGCGCTGGCCGACTCGCACGCGCGCGCGGCAAAGGCGCAGCGCGACCACGTTGACGCGATGCTCGCCGCCGAAACCGCGCACGGGCGTCTCCGTAAAGCGATGGACGGCAGCGGCGTAGCGGCCAGCCGGGCGAGTCAGGCGTTCAACGCTTTCGGCGCCGCGTCGCTAGCCGGTTTCGGTGCGGCGATGGTCGCAACCACCAAGAAGGCCGGCGATTTTCAAGCATCCCAGCAGAGGCTTGTCGCCTCCGCTGGCGAAACCGCGCAGAACCTGAAAACCGTGTCCGATGGCATCCTCAACCTGGCTGGCCAGGTTGGGTATTCGGCGCAAGAGCTGTCCAACGCGATGTACACCGTTGAAAAGGCCGGGTATCGGGGCGCCGACGGTGTCACTGTGCTCAAAGCCGCTGCGCAGGGCGCCAAGTCGGAAAACGCCGACCTCAAAGAAGTCCTCTCAGGACTTACGACGAGCATGAACGATTTCGGCTATACGCCACAGCAGGCCACCGACGTGATGTCGAAGATGGTGACCGCGGTCGGATTAGCGAAAACCAACTTCCAAGACTTCGCGGGCGCGCTGCACAGCGTGGAACCGGCCGCGGCGGCCGCGCACATCAGCCTGGCCGACGTGTACGGGTCGCTAGCGCAGATCACCCAGTCAGGAACCTCACCAGATCAGGCCGCGCAGAACATGGCCCACGCCATCCAAACACTGTCGAAGCCCACCCAGCAGATGCGCGACGAGATGGGCCAGTTCGGCATCAACGCCGAAGATGTGCAGCAGCAACTCGGTGAGCGCGGCCTGGCGGGCACCGTGCAATACCTGTCGAACACGATCAAACAGCACATGAGCCCGCAAGGCCAAGTCGTCGTGGACACGATGTATAAAAGCCAGCAGGCCACCGAAGCGGCAAACCGGATTTACAACGCGCTGCCCCCGGCGGCCAAGAAGGTCGCCGATGCGATCAAAGACGGCGCCTTGTCTTACAAGGATTTCCGCAAAACTCGCGGCGGCCTGGATGTGGAGCAGGCTAACGAGCTGCAACAGTGGGTGTCGCTGAACAACAAGATCACCGGGTTTTCGAACGCTCTCAAAACCGGACAGGGTGACATCCAAACCTATCTGCAAGCGCTGTCGCTGATGGTGGGCGGTCAAAACGCGGCCCGTGTCGCACTGCAACTATCCGGCGAGAACACCGCAGCCACGAACGACAAAATCAAGCAGATTGACGCGACGACCCGAGAGCACGACGGAACAGTCAAGGGGTTCAACGAAACCCAGCAGACACTGAACCAGAAGATGGCTGACGCGAAGGCCGCGTTCGGCGCTGCCGCGATCGAGATGGGCAACGTGTTCATCCCAGTCGCAACCCAAGTCGCCAACATCGCGAAAATTGTCGGCGACGAGATGGCCAAGCATCCGGGCATCATGCACGCGGTCATCGACGCGCTCGGCGCGCTCGGCGGTGCATGGTTGGCGATCAAGGCGGCCAACATCGTCAGCAGCATCCTGCAGCCGATCGTCGGAGCGCTCGGCACGATGGTGGCCGAGGAAGACGCCGCGACCGCTGCCGCCGGGCGGCTCGGCGGTGCGCTGTCGGATCTGGGCAAGTTCGGCGCCCTCGGTATCGGGGCACAGTTGGGCGGCAACGCGCTCCAACACGCCACCGAAGGCAACAGCTTCCTGCATGGAGCCGCAGTCGTCGGCACAGACGCCGCAACCGGGGCAGCTACCGGCGCGATGATCGCCTCAGTGGTGCCCGGCATCGGAACGGGCGTGGGCGGCGTCGTCGGCGGCCTGGTCGGCGGCGGCATAGGGCTCTACCACCAGCTCGCCGGCCACGCCGGTGGAGGCGCGCTGCGGGCGTCCGGCCCGAAAGGCAAAGACTCGGCGCTGTTTTGGGGCGCCGACGGCGAACACGTGCTCACCGCTGATGACGTGGACGCGATGGGCGGTCACGGCGCGGTGTACGCGTTCCGGCGCGCGCTGCACCGTCAAGGCGGGGGAGCCATCGGACCCGACGTGCAGGCCGCTTACTCGATGATCGGCACACCCTACAGTCAGGCGTCCAGACACGACTGTTCTGGAATGGTGGGCCGGGTCATCGCGGCAGCGCTCGGCGTCCCGAACGTCGGGCTGCCAACCACGGTCAACATGGGGCAATGGTTGTCGTCGCTGGGATTCCGGCCTGGTATCGGTGGTCCGGGCAGCATCTCGGTCGGCTGGTACGACCACGGCGGCGGAAACGCTGGACATGCCGCCATGACGCTCTCAGATGGGGAGAACGCAGAAGCTGGCGGCAGCCACGGCGGCTTCCTCGTCGGCTCCGGCGCTGCTGGCGCGGACAGTCCCCAGTTCGACCACCACATGTTTTTGCCGATCGGCGACCTGCAAGGGCCGCCGGGCGCGGGTGGCGGCGGCTTCACCGGAGGTTTCGGCGGCGGCTTCGGCGGGTTCGGCGGCTTCGGTGGTGGCGGTGTCTCGGCCGGGGGCACACCCGGCATCGGGCCCGGCGGGAACCCCGGCTATTACACGCGCGACGACGAGAAAGTCGCGGCCGCGCGGGAACGGCTGCGACATCTCGACAACGAGATTCACGACGCCGAAGAACGCCGCAACGAACTCAAAGCAACCGCCAAGCAGTCCGAGCGGGATCGGCTCGACCACGAGATCGAGCACCTGCACACCGAGCGCGATCTGGCGCAGCGCAAGCTCGAAGACGCCGAGCGGGGCGCTTTTCACCCGCTGCGCGGTGGCGCGAACAGTTTCGGCGGGTTGCGGTTCGGCGCACCGCTCGCGGAAGGCTTCGGCCTCTCCGGCGGGGTCAAAGGCTTAGGGGAGTGGCTTGTCACCTTCCTCGCCGACCTGGCGATCGGCCCGATAGAGGGCGCCATGCTGGGCAACGCCATCCGCTCCAGCGCAGTGGGCGCCGACTACGGCTTGGACGCTGGATTGGACTTCGGCGCTCCCGGCGGTTACGCAGACCTCGGCGACTACGGCACACCGCTGCCGCCTAGCAGCGCCGCCACGGCCGGATGGCGAGCCGGCGGCGATACGGCCCCACCGGCCGATGGTTCGCCGACCGGCACAGGCGCCGCGTCGGCTGCGCCCGAAGCATCTTCCGCACCGCCGACGCCAGCACCACCGACGCCAGCACCGCCGGGGCCAGCGTCACCGGCGCCGGCGATGTTCCAGCCCCCGCAGCCGGCGCTGACCCACGGTCCCCTGCCTCAGCTCGGGCCGTTCCCAACGCTGCCCGGCGTGGTTGACAAGGCCGCCGGGATCCCGGCGCCTCAGCAGCCGGTACCTCCGGCAATCGAGACATATCTCGGAGTTATTACCGGCCGGGCGTCTGGGCCACGCTTGAGTCTGCCGGGAATGCTCGGCGGCCCAGCGACAGCCCCGCCGAATCGGCAACAGCTCGATCTGTCAAACGTGTTGGGCGCCAGCCCGCCCACGGCACACGCGCCGATACCGACGCCACCGCACCCGATGGGACCCCCATCCGGGGCGGTGAATCTCGCGCCGATGGATGCGCCGCGCTTCGCTGCCGGCGGCCCGGCCGGCACCGACACCATTCCCGCATGGCTCACCCCCGGCGAGCACGTATTCGACGCCGACGACGTGCGCGCGATGGGCGGCCAGGACGCGGTCTATGCGTTCCGTAATGCCCTGCATCGCAATCACGGTGGTGCGGTCTATTTGGTCGGCGGCGGTGACCCGACGCAGCCGCCGCCGCCGACGCCGAAACCACCGGCCGCGCCGCAACAGAAGTCAGGCGGGCAGCCTCATTTGCCGGTCGGCGCGCCGAAATCGCCGGGCCCGGGCAACAAAGGCACCCAGGCCAGCGAAGTGTCGGCCGAGGACCGCTCCGCGCACACCCCGGAAGGTGTCGCCAAACCCGGCGCATCCCAGCGGCTTCCCGGCCAAGACCTGCCCCCCTCGCCGGGGCTCGGTTTCGGCGGCGGCATCATCGGCGCCGCGGAGTCGGCGGCGTCGTCGGCCGGGTCGATGTTCCCCGGCGGCAGCGCGGCCGGCGCCGGGATGCAGGTCGCCTTCCAGGACTTGAACCGCACCGCCGGCTACCTCGGCCAGTTGGGCGGCATCGCCGCCGAAGGCGTCCTCGGCACCCTCATCCCGGCCGACAGCCCGCTATCCGATTGGGGAAACACGCTTCCCGGGAAAATCCTTAAAGGCATCTCCGGTGTGCGCCCAGCCCAACCCAACAGCGCCGGCCAAACCCAGCCACCGCTGGCACCGACCGGGGGCGACGACGTCCACAACGGTGACCGGATCGGCTCGCAGCTCAACCTGCACGGCCCGGTGACGGTGCAGGCCAACAACGCCGACGAATTCCACCAATCCCTGGCCGCCGGCTTGAGCAGCGCGCAGCGGCAGAATCCGGCGCCGATGCGGGTGCCGCGATGACCACCTACCCGGTCATCGCCGCGACCGGAAGCAGCATCGTGTTGCCGCAGGGCGCGGACGATCTGCTGTCCGGCGACATTCAAAACATCTGGTTCACCAGCCCGGACAGCAACTCGCAGTTCTATCTGTCCGGCGCGATGGCGCCGTGGCCGGGAATCCAGGACGGCATCATTCTGTCGGGCGGATTGTCCGGGCTGACACCGGGTTTCAAGCACATCGACCTCAAAGGCGCCCGCCAGCCCGGCGTCACCTGGACGGGCACCGTCTACGACACCTGCAACCTGACGATGCAGCTCGAAGCGCACGCCAACACACCGCAGGGCATGTCGAAGCTCGTCTCGGAGTGGATCGGCGCGTGGAAACCCACCCTGCAGGGCAAGCTGGAGTACTGGACGCTGGACCGCGGCTATTGGTGGTTCCCGGCCCGCTGGGGTGAGCCGTGGAGCGACCAGCTGCAGAAGCTGCCGCGGCTGGTGCTCTACCAAGAGTTCACGCACAAGATCCGCAACGATCTGGCTTTCTGGCTCGGGATGCCATCGACCGACCAGTTCCCGCGCAGCAAGAACGGCTGGACCGGCTCCGGGTCGGGCTGGCTGCAGCTGCTCAACATCGGCGACCAGGACGAAGGCGGCTACCCGAGCATTCTGTGTTACGGGCCGGGCACATTCGCGTTCTCCAACGGGCCCGGCTCGACGACCATGATCACGTTCGGGCCGCTCGAAGCCGGCCAGATCGTGCAGTTCAACACGCTTCCCCGGCTGCCGCGGGTGGTCGACCTGACGCCGCCGGGGGCGGTGCAGCAGCCCAGCCTCACGCCGACGCAGAAGTTGATCGAGGCGCTGGTGAACTTCGTGTCGGGCAACAATGTGCCGCCGCTGCTGCAGCAGTTTGAGTCGCTGTTCGGGATCCTGCCGCCGCAGGGCCCGCTGAATTCTTTGGTCACCGGCAACTACACGAACCCGATTCCCGGTGTGACGCAACCGGAGTACGCGCAGGTGGCCAGCATCGCCTGCTCCATCACCGGGGGCACCCCTGCGAGCAAAATGGTGGCGTCGGTGACACCGATGAGGGTCTGGCCTGAATGAGCGCCCCCAACGAGCAGCTGGCGGCGCTCACAGGCTCCGATCCGGTTGCGGCGATGCAGGCTGCCTACCAGCTGGCGCGTCCGGATGAGGCGATACCGACCGACATCACGGTCAGCCTCTACAGCGACTACTACGTGTCGCAAGGCCAGTGCGGCGACTACATCGAAATGACCTGCACCTTCCCCAGGTTGAAGCTGCCGGACGGCACGCTGAAACTCAAAGGCGCCGACCCGTTCGCGCAGCTGGCGTTGACCTGCGACACCACCGTAGTGCCGGTGGTGATCGAAATCGCCGACGGTGCGCTGCGCTGGTCGGGCCGCGTCGACGTCGCCCACGACAAACTCTACGAAGACGGCACCGAGACGGTGGAGTGCGAGCTGGTCGGCGACCTGACCATGCTCGACCGGATAACCGCATGGCCAGAGCCTTTTCTGCCCATCGAAATTCAGCCGTCCGAGGCGATCCTGATCGGCCCCGCCATCACGGTATTCAAAACCCTTGTGGCCGAAAACTGCATGCGCCTGCAGCTGGGGTTGTGGGAGCTGTTCAACACCCTCGGCTCACTTGATCTCGATTGGCGCACCTGGTTCGGCACGCTGCTGATGCAGCAGGACTTGTCGCTGACGGATTTGATGCAGATGGTCACCACCCCGGTGTGTGTGGTGCCAACCGACCCGCTCACCGACACGTCGCCGTGGATCGCGATTCACGGCCGCATGGACACCTGCTGGAAACTGATGCGCCAGCAGCTCGCCGACAACGGCCTGTACGCGTCGATGGATTTGTGGCTGCCTGGCGACCCGCAACCCGAAGGCTTGTTGTGGGATCTGCAGGTCGCCACGATGTGCTTCAATCTCAAGGACTACCAAGGGGTTACGGGCCCCACGGGCACGATCGTAGACGGCGCGGTGCGAGACCTGGTGGACCTGGAGGGCGGCCTGCTCGGTAACGCGCTGGCGCCGTTCCTGAATCCGAACAACGAGCACGTGCCGCCCGGCTCCAACATTGAGATCGCACCGACGTTGGGTGTGAACTTCAACCCGCCGTGGGTGGTGTTCAACGCCGACGTCGACGACTCGGGCATCGTGTCGATGGACATCGCCCACCACCACCCGGTGTGCTGGCAAATCATCCTCGGGGGACGATCGCCCCAGTGGGCTTGTCCCCCCTTGGGAAACCGAGGGGGGACAAGCCCGAGGGCAAACCTGACTCAACGACGCTATGAACGCCACCTTGGAGTGGCTGGTCGATCTGCTGATGATGACGATCGGCATTACCGGCATCTCGAACACGCTGCTGGATGGCATCCTGGACAACGCCTTCCTGGCGTTCGAACTGTTCGAATTCTTCGACCGCCGTGTGCAACTCGGTCCGTATGGGTTTCCGGAGCGGTTCTTCCCGACGCAGTCGACCTACGACATCGACACCCTCTTTGCCGCCATATCCGCGTCGTGGGACACGGCCGGTTACCCGGCCGCGCAGTTCACGTTCTACAACGGAATGCCCTGGCGCTTAGGGAAAGACGTTTTCCCGGCCACGCTGGCGTCGATCATCCGCCGCAACACCCTCTACACGGATTATCTCGACGAGATCAAGGTCACCGACAACGTGCAGGTGCGCGGCCGCATCGACGTCCAGGTCGGCGACGGCAGGCGTGAAGAGGCCCCGATGACGATCATTCAGCGCAAGATCGTCGGCCTCGAAGAAGACGCCATGCTCGCGCTGCTGGCCCCCCCGAACAGCTAAGGAGCTGAAATACGTTGAGCATCTACGGTGAGACACCCTCTGGTGCGGTGAATGGCACCAACAAGGTGTTCGCGACAAGCCAGCCGTATGTGACTGGCAGCACGCGGGTTTACGAGAACGGCGAGCGGCTGCACCTCGGCGTCGATTACACCGAGTCGGCCGCGTCGACGCTGACGTTCACCAACGCGCCCGCGAGCGGCGCGGTGCTGCTGGTTGACTATGACATTACCGCCAGCGGCGTGAGCTACCCGGTGGGGGAGTGGACATTCAACCCGGAGGGATACCCGGCCGGTGCGGCGCTCTACAACGGGCCAACCCTGTTCCCGGGCGGCCTCAACCCCGGTGAAACACAAACCGCGGTGTGCGTGTTCGGGCCCAACGGGGCTGTGGTGAACGTGCCGCCGGTGTTCGACGGGCCCCCGGGCGAGCCCGCGCTGTTCGATTCAGCGTCGGCTGCCACGCTCTCGCCCGGCTCCCCGGCGACGGTGGAGATTACTCCGCTGTCGCCTGGTGGCCCGGGCCAATCGTCGCACTACGCGCTGGCTTTCGGTATCCCGCAAGGCCAGCCGGGCGCGCCCGCGCCCAACACGCTGATCAACCCGCAGCCCGTCGACCTTGAGGGCACACCGCTGGCGGGCTACATGATCGGCTACGACGCCACCAACACCAAGGCGCAATGGCAGCCGATCCCCTTCGCGGCCGTGTACAACGTGACCGGCATCCCGACAACCGGGCCGTCCGCCGGGGAGATCCGCACGCTCGAGACACTGACGATCCAGGGGCGCCCGACCGCATATGTGCCGATCGTGTTCGCGTCCTGCGAAGTCTCCGGCACCGCTAACACGCAGGTTGATTTGGTTGCGCGGCTGAACGCCACGGGCAACAACACCCAGACGGGCACCGAGATCGGCCGCGGCTTCGGCACGTTGGGCGCGACGCCGCCGCCGCCGGTGATCGGCCCCGAGGGCACCGGCCTGTTCGCCAGCGGTTACGGGAAGGTGCCAGCCAACACTGAGGCGACGATCTTCCTCAACGCCGAGGATCAGGCGTCGACCAACGACGAGTATTCGACCGGCCGCTGCCGCTTCACCGTCTGGGCTATACCCGTCGCGTCATGACCAACCCGGCCCCCTCATGGACGACACCCAACCCAAGCGTCCACTACGCGCCCGGCTCGAGCCTCAACACACCGGCGTTCACGCCGCAGCAGATCGAGGCCATCGGCCAACAGCTCGTCCTGGGATTCCTGCGCTGGGTTGTCCAAGCGTTGATCGGCGTGGTCACCGGCCAAAACCTCAGCGGTGTGCTCGCGCAGCTGTCGTCGTGGTCGAACACCTTGCAGTCCGACATCAACGGCGCCGCAACCGATGTGCAGCAGGCCATCGACAACGTGGTCCAGTTGTTCGGCGGCTCCGGCACCAACAACCCGGTGTCGCAGATCCTGTCGCAAGGCAAAGACGCGATCAACCAGCTGGTCAACTCGCTGCAAGGCTTGTCGACCGGAAACCCGTTCGGGGACTTCGCTAACGCGCTGCAGGCCATCCCCGGATTGAACATCGCCGGCCAGCTGCGCCCCGCAACCGGTGTTGTGCTCGCGGGCGCGCACATCGTCGACATCAACCCCGAACTGCTGTGGGCGCCCGGCTTCGACACCGCGGCGTCGGTGTCGGCGCGCGCCCCGCAGATCACCTGGGACGGCACCACCGGGCGCACCAACCCCGGTTCGCTGCTGATCCAACCCGACGGCGCATACCTCTACTCCGATGTCGGCAACCCGATCCCGGTCACGCCCGGCGAGCAGCTCGCCATGTCGATCTGGGCGAAGTGGGCCGGTCTCGTCTACACCGGAACCAACCCAATCCGGCTGGAGGTGCTGCAGTACAAGTTCGCCGGTATGCAGGTGCCGCAACGCGTGTCATCGGTCGTGCTGGCCGAGTTCACCAACCCGCCAGCGAGCCAGTCGGTGTGGCAGCAGCTTTCGCAAACCTTCACCGTCCCGACTGACGGCAGCGTTGACACGGTCTTTCTGCGCCCCCTGGTGGACGCGATTGCGACTGCGGGGCAGGTGTGGTTCGACGACGGCTCGGTGAAGAAGGTCAACACGATCCCCTCGAATCTGCTGTCCGGCGTTCCCGCGTCCGCCATCAACGGGATTCAGGGCATCGAAGACATCGGCTCGACGATCCAAAACACGTGGGACAACCTCGCCACCACACTGGCGAACGCGCTCAATCTGCCGGGGGTGTCGAGCAGCGGCAACCCGCTGTCGACGGTGACGCAGGCGGTGCAGAGCACCGCGCACGTCACCGTCAACGCGATGACGTTGGCGCAGAACGCCACCAACACGCTCGGCATTCAGGACAACCGGGCGGTCTCGGCCGGCCTTGAGGAAACCGTCGAGTCCAACATGAGCCTGCAATCGCTGGGCTCCGGTTCGGCTCCCTCGACGGTGACGGCGACCCAATCCGCGTCGGCCGGCGGCTTTCTGCGCGCCAGCCAGGCGAAAACCCTCGGCTTTCACCAGTGGTGGGGCTACTACTCCGGCACCGTCACAGCGTTCTACCTGAACTTCGCCAAGATGGACAGCTCCGGCAACATCACGCCGCTGTTCAGCTCCGGCGACCTGCACACCAACCTGTCGACGACCGGGCAGTGGAACGTCTACACCTTCCCCTACGCAGACGAAATCCCGGTCAACCCAGGCGATGTCATCCTGGTCGAATACCAGGTCGTCGGCTCCGGCACCGTGTACATCGCCGGGCTGGGCCAATCTTGGCAAACCGACCACCCGAGCGCGAACACGAAACAGACCGGCTTCACCCGCAACACCGGATCCAGCGGGCCCACCGCGCTATCGAGCGGCATCACCTACACCGGCAACACCCCATACGTCGGGCTCGGGGTGAGCAACATACCGCCGAACTACCAGCCACCCGTAACGAGCACCTACGCCGCGGCCGGCCAATACACCTTCACGCTGCCGCCTTGGATGGTTGCGGGCAACAAGCTCGACCTTGCCGGCGTCGGCGGCGGCGGCGCCGGCCAGGGCGAGCAAGGCTACAGCGGAGGGCAGGGCGGTTCGGCCGGCAGCTGGAACGTGGGAACCCTGGTTGTCGGAACCGATATTGCGCCCGGCGGCACGATCACCGTCACCGTGGGTGCCGGTGGGCCGCAGCAGATTCAATACTTCACCGCCGGACTTCCAGGCACCGCGACCACATTCCAGTGGACCGACCCTGGCGGCACCCAGCACACACTGACCTGTCCCGGCGGCGCAGGGGGATCGGGCGTCCCAACCAGTCAATACGGCGCCTCACCCGGAAACGAAACCTACAACGGCGTCATCTATTACGGCGGGGGCACGGCGAACGAAAGCTTCGCCGGCAGCGCGCCCGGGGGTGGTGGCGGCGGTGCGGCGCCGTATTCGTTCGGCGGCGCGGGCGCTGATGGCCAAGCATGGATTAGGGCGTACCAGTCATGACGCTGCCGTTCGGGGACAGTGTTTGGTCTGCACCGCCCTCGTCGACGGGCTGGTGGCCGGTGATCGACGCAGCAGTCACCGTCCCGGCCATGTCGGCGATCGCGAAGATGCCCGCGCCCAGCATTCAGGACTCCATCATGATGGTGGTTCCCGGAATGCAGGCCGTCGCAACGATGCCCGCACCCACGGTGGGGGTCATCGTGCCGGCCCCGGCGATGGCCGCCACCGCAACCATGCCTGCGCCGGCCCTCTCAACGAGCGGCACGATCACACCACCCGCGATGTCGGCGGCCGCCTCCATGCCCGCACCGGCGGTATCGAGCGGCGTCAACCTCGCCGCCCCAGCGATGGCCGCGGCCGCCTCCATGCCGGCGCCCACCGCGACCGTCTCGTCGTTCACGCCGTTCAACGAGACCAACACTGCGCGCACCAACCAGCCCGTCCCGGCCGGCACCAAAGGCTGCTACGTGACGCTGATCGGCGGCGGCGGTGCAGGCGGCAACGGCGGCCTGTACGGCGGCGGCGGTGGCGGTGGTGGCGGCGGCCGTATCGATCGGGTATGGATCCCTGTCGCTTCCCTGGGCTCCACGTACTCGGTCGGAGTGGGTGCCGGAGGGGCGTCGTCAGGTGGCAACGGCACCGCGTCGACGTTCACCTCGGGCGGCGTCGCGCTGTCGGCCGGGGGCGGCCACGGCGGCTCAACCGGCGGCACTGCCGGCGCTGGCGGCACATCGTCGGCGACCGGGGTTTCTGCGACCACACACACCGGAACCGCCGGCGGCTCGGGCAGCACCGTTTACGGAGGCGCCGGAACCAGCGACACCACCAACAACGTCGGCTGCGGTGGTGGCGGTGGCGGCGAGGGCGTCTTCGGCTCTGGCGGCAATGGCGGCAGCTCGAAGACCGTGACCGGCGGTTCGGGCAGCAGTAGCAGCGGCGCGACACCAGCCAACGCGGCCGCCGGTAACGGAGGCGCAGGCGGCGGCGGCGGCTGCAACGGCACCGGCGGTAACGGCGGCCTGTACGGCGGCGGCGGTGGCGGCGGCGGTGGCGGCGTCGGCGGCAATGGGTCCGCCGGTGGCTCCGGCGGCGGCGGCTACACGCTCATCGAATGGAACTAGCCCGCTGACAGCGGCTCTCAAACGAAAACCCCTCCCGCACAACACGTCCGCAGAAAGGCGGCTTCATCAGCATGGCCGTAACCGCTCACTTCTACAACAGCTTCTTCACTGCGCTGGCGCAGGGAAAGATCAACCTGACATCGGACACACTCAAGCTGGCGCTCGTCGGCTCCGGCTACACACCCAACCAAGCCGCCGACCAGTTCTGGTCGACGCCGCAGGCGTATGAGATCAGCGGCACCGGCTACACCGCCGGGGGTGTGGTGATCGGGTCGATCGCAATCACCACAGCAGGTTGGGATTTCACCGGCGCCAACGCGCAATGGTCCAGCGCCACATTCTCCGCGTACAAGGCAGTGCTCTACGACGCCCAATCCGGCTCAGCCGCAACCGATCCGCTGATCGGCTGGGTCGACTTCGGCGGGGTGCAGTCCCCGTCCAACGGCGTGTTCGCGGTGAACTGGGCGGCAGCCGGCATCGGCGTCATCACACCCGCCTGACATGAGCGCAACCGGCTGGCTGACCGCCTTCGCGACCGTCAGCCTCGCCTCAGCTGCCATCGGCGCCATCCTCGAATACGTCGGCCACGCCATCCATCACGGCCACAAGGACAACAAATGAGCACCCGCGCTCACCCTCTCTACAGCCTGTCGGTGCTCGACAAATACCGCACCCAACCGCTGCCGCCCGGCTATCCCGAGCACCGGCGCACCCTCTACGCCCCGGTCGACGACGTGCACGGCGCATTGTGCTATCTGCTCAACAGCGCCCAGCACTCCCTGGTTGTCGCCATGTACGGATTTGACGACCCGCAGCTCGCAGAAATACTGCGCAGCAAGCTCGTTCAAGAGCACTGCTACGTGCAGCTCACCCTGGACAGCTCGCAGGCCGGCGGCGTCCACGAACGCCAGCTGCTCGCCGAGCAGGACTATCCGGCGTCGTCGATCGCTATCGGACGAAGCGAACACGGCCGCATCATGCACATGAAAATGGTTGTGGTCGACAACCTTTGGGTGGTTCAGGGCTCAACCAACTGGAGCGACGCGGGCGAACGCTTGCAGGACAACGAAATGAGCGTCACCGCCGACCCCTACGTCGCCGCCGAGGCCCGGGGCCGCATCGACGCCATCCACGCCAACATGCTCGGCAAACAGAAAGGTTCCTGATGCCCGCACCCAAGAAAGCAACCGCGGTCAAACAGGTGGCCGCCAAACACCGCCCCACTATTGCGCTTCCGCTGTTCGGCACGGTGCCGGTGCCGGAGCTCGACCAGCTGGCCTACTACGGCGGTGTGGCTGCGCTGGCAGCGCTCGAGCTGATCGAGTGGCCGATCGCCGCCATCGTCGCCGCCGGGCACGTCCTGGCCCACAACCGCCACAACAAAGCGCTCGCCGAGCTCGGCGAAGCACTCGAGCAAGCATAGGAGACCGCCGTGAAATACAAGCTCGGATTGAAGCCCGTCCACACCCATCCGCGAGTCCGGCTGTGCGACTACTACACCAGCGACCTGCCAAGCGTTGATTCGCTGAAGTTCCCGCTCGGCCACGCCGGTTTGATTGAGCCGCACATGTTCATGAACGACCAGCTGGGCGACTGCGCTATCGCAGGAAGCATCGAGGAGATCCGGCTGGCGAACGCGCTGCGCGGCGTTACGGTCAACTTCACCGACGAGACCGCGGTCCAGAACTACTCCGAGATCACCGGCTACGTGCCCGGTGACCCGAGCACCGACCAGGGCACCGACGTGCACGAGCTGTACGAGTTCCGGCAGAACACCGGCCTGGTCGACGCCGACGGCAACCGGCACAAGATCGTCGCCTACGCCGGCCTGACCCCGGGTGACTTCGACGAGCTGCTGATCGCCCTGTCGCTGTTCGACATGGTCGGCATCGGTATCCAGGTGCCCGACTACTGCGAGGCGGAGTTCGAGGCCGGCCAGCCCTGGCATCTGCTCCGTGGCCGGCATCGCATCGAAGGCGGCCACTACATTCCCGTCGTCGACGCCACCAGCCGCACCGAGGCCGGCCTGTTCACGTGGGGCGGCCACGGCGGCATCACCGCCCCCTTCTACGCGACGTACAACACGGTCGCGGTCGTCGCGCTCACCGAGGAACTGTTCACCGGCGGCAAGTCCCCGGAGGGTGTCGACTTCAACCGGCTGGCAACGGATTTGAACCTGCTCAACACCGGCCCGGTCATGTCAAAAGCGCCGCGCGGCAAGCGCGGCCGGGTCAGCGTCGACGACGCCGACGCCGGCGAGCCGCCGAGCGGGATCCGCCCGGACGACGCCGACCCCGGCGAGCAGATCAGCGCCGGCTGATGGACGAGACCCCGGCGCATGACCAGAACGTCACGCACCGCTACACCGTCCACTACCCCGAGCACGAGCCCCGCCAATCCGATCCGCACTACCGCGATTTCGACCACTACCGGCGCCGCACCCAGGCGAGCGCGAAATGCGCGATCGGGCAGCACCGCAACGACTACTCCGAGTGCGACGGGCCGCTGGAGCTGCACCACGCACACATCGAGTTCGCGCTGCAGAACGGCATCGATCTGAAGTGGCTCGAAGCCGACTACCCGGGCATCTCCGACCAGGAATCGGTTGGGGCGTGGGTGGAATCAGCCGCGAACCTGGAATGGCTGTGCCGGTTCCATACGGCTCGGTTTCGCTGACCGCGGTTGCGTACGCGCAGAACCTGTTTCGGCTCATCACCTACGACATGTCGGTGTTTTACCTCTTCCCCGTCGCCTGAACCTCCCCAATCACGCACTCACGCAAAGGAATCTGCTATGAAATCGTCTGGTCACCCCGAGCTGGTCGGAGAAACCCGCTACCAGGCCGGCGCTACCGCCACCGCTGTCGTCGTCGACGGGCGACTGCAGTGGGAGGTGCGCCGCCACGGTGACGACCACGTCCGCTACACCGACCGCCTCGCACACATCAGCCACTGGTCAACCGAACGTGAACTGTCCGCGCTGCGGCGCTCGCCGGTCGCCGACTTCCCGCGCCTCGGCGGGCCGGCCGGCGGCACGTTGTTCTACCCGGACTGCTCCAACAACAACTGGAACTCCGAGCAGGACGCGGTCGACTTCGTCAACCAGCTGATCCCGCAGGGCTTTTCGGGCATGTGCCACAAGGTTTCCGAGGGCGACTACTACGAGGATCCGTTCTGGCCGGTCGTCCTTCAGGCCTGCCGGGACGCCAACCTTCCGGTGCTGGGCTACCACTACGTCACCACCAACAACCTTGGCGCCCAGGCGCAGACCTACCTGGCGGCCGGCGGCCTGCCCAACGCGATGTTCGACTGGGAGGCCAACGGCGGCGACCTCGCCAACTACTACGCCGTCGCCTCGGCGTTCAACGCCGCCGGCATCACCGTCGGGGTCGGCTACTGTCCGCGCTGGTATTTCGACGAGGTCGGAGGCGGCGACCTGTCCCAGGCCGGCGCGATCGTCTCCTCGGCCTACCCGGGCGGCACTGGTTACGCCTCACAGATTTACGAAGCCGCGGGCGGTGACGAAGGCTCCGGCTGGGCGCCCTACGGGGGCGTCACACCCACCTGCTGGCAGTTCACCGACCAAGCCCTGGTCGCCGGGATCACCGTCGACTGCAACGCCTTCAAAGGCACCGAAGACCAGCTCGCACAACTGTTTACAGGAGGAACCGTGACACAGCCAGAATCCACCGAGCAGCAAGAAATCGACGCGATCGCTGGGCAGCTCGGCGCGTGGCCGCAGCTGGCCGGCAAGCCCGACGCCCTGGCGGTGCTGGCGCAGAAGATCGCCGACGGCGACGATCTGACCCTGGTCGATGCGGTCGCCGCGCACATCTTCGGTTTGCTGCCGGTGCAAACCCTGGCGACGATCGGCGGCCCGGCGAAGCTCGGCGCCATGAGCCCGAATGCGGGAGCGATCGCGCAGACCGTCATGTGCGCGCTGGCCGGCATCGACGCCCAAACCGGGGCGCCGCTGTCCTACCGTCAGGTCGACCAGCTCCACGAGTACGAAGGCCCGGGCGTCTACTTCCCGCCCGAGGCGCCCGGCCAGACCACCTCGTCGGTGCTCGACGTCGAGACGACCAGCGGCAAAGTCGGGCTGCGCCTGTACAAGGGGCTGGACTGGTTCGACATGATCGTCGCGCTGTACCAGCAGGCCGGCGAGCCCACCCCGAAGGCCGCGTCGTGACCGCTGCGGTCACCTGGGCCAACATCATGGACGCCCTGGCCGGTGTCTCGTCGACGTCGGCGTTCGTCGACCACACCGGCGTGTCCTGGGCGATCAGCGGTGAGCTGCCGATCGTGCTGATGACGTGGGCGGGCACCGGGTCGGCGATGGACAACACCGGATGGCCGCAGCCGGCCGCGGTCGCCCAGGCCGCCGCCGCGGCGTTCCCGAACGTGTTCACCTGGCAGCCCGTCGGGAACTACCCCGCGTCGATCTTCAACCCAAACATGGGCGCCTCCGCGCTGGACGGGAAGAACGAAGGGGTCCGGCTGGCGACCGACGTGTGGCCGAACAACCTGATCATCCCCATCGGCTACAGCCAGGGCGCGATCTGCGGCAGCTGGTGGTGGCGCGACTTCATCCTCGCCAACGGGCTGCAAGCCCGGGTGCCGGCCGCGCTGATGTGGGGCAACCCGCTGCGCTCACCCGGCTACGCCAACGGCAACGCCTACGCCGGCTGGGGAATGCCCGGCCTGCGCGACGGCCAGGTCACCGGAGGCATCTCCGGCCCCGACTGCCTCACCCCGGCCCAAACCCCGTCCAACTGGCTCGATTTCGTGTGGCTCGGCACCGACGGGGGCGCCACCGAGCTGTACACCAACGCGCCCATCGGCACCGACCCGTGGACCGCGGAAACCGAAGTCGGACACGACGAAACCCTGATCTACAACATCATCGTGTCGCAGGACTTCGGCGGCACCATCGAAGGCCTCGTCGCGCTGATCGAGGCCGCGGTCGAGCAGTTCGTCAACCCGATCACGATGGTCATCGCGATGGCCGAAGCGATCTGGAACGGCCTGCAATTCGTGGCCGCCGGCCCGTCAGCGGACCACTACGCGTACGACATCACCCCGATGATCAACTACCTGACCCAGGTGGTCGCACCGCAGTTCGCCTAGAGCCCTGCGCGGGCAGCGTCGCCCGCGCAGTCGAATCACCCTCTCCTGAAAGGAAATACCGTCATGACCACTATCGATCCCGCCCAGCTCAAGGCCGACGCCGAAACCCTCGTCAAGGACGCCGAAACCGTGCTCCAAGTGATCGAAGACCTGCCGCTGCCCGAGCAGGTGAAGGCGTTCATCGCCAAGGCCGAGGTGTTCGTCAAGGACGTCGACGCCTTCCTGTCGGCCTGACCTGACCGGAACCCCGCCGGGCGACAAACACCTGCCGCCCCGCGGGGTTTCCCAGACCTGAAAGGCCAACGTGGCGATCAACTGGAAGTGGCCCGGCTGGACCTGGGCGGCCAACACGTTCGAGTTCGCGGGAGTGGCGTTCGCCGCCGCACTGCTGGCGGCGTGGCAGGACGCCCCACGACATGACCTCGGCGCCCTCGACTGGCCACACGCGCTCTCCCACGGCGGCTACGAAGCCCTCGGCGTGGTGTTGTACGCGGTCGTCGGGTTGAAGGTGCCCAACCGGACGGCCAGCTGGCTGCGCAACGTCGTGGCCAGACCACGCCGCAGCGCCGGCCGGTGAACTGGACGATCTGGGGGCCGGTCTTCGGCTCCCTCGTGGTCGCCGTCATCGGCCTACTCGGGGTGCTGTTCCAAGCCAAGAAGAACCACCAAGCCTCACTGGAGCAGATCGACACCCTCAAGGAACAGGCCAACGCCGCCACAATCCAAGCCAACGCCGCGCTGGAAGCCGCCCGCGCATCGACGAAGACCGCCGAGGCGACCGCGCAGGCGGCCATCAACGACACCTTCACCAAGGCCTACGCGGCGGCCAGCGAGAACTGGGCCCGCTACACCGACGCCATCGAGAAGCGGCTCCAAGAGCAGGGCGAAGAGATCGTCGAGAACGCCAAACGCATCGACAAGGCCGAGAGGCTCGCCGAAGCCGACCGCCAGGCCCGCGACGTCGCGGAGAAGAAGTTCCGGATCGCCGAGGCATGGATGCGGCGCACAATCCGCTGGATCAAGGAGAACCTGCCCGGCGCCGACTACCCGCCGATCCCTCCCGAACTCGACATCGAACTATGAGGCCGGCCGATCACCCGCTGCTGGTGCTGGTGGCCGGCTGGACCGCGGTGGTGGTGCTCATGGGCGCGATCCTCGCGATGATCCTCGACCGGTGGTGAGCCGGCCGGGTCAGTGCCCGGCTCCCGGGCAGGTGATCGAGGTCGCCTGAGCGGTCCAGCGTTGAGCGGGCCCGAAATCCCACCCGGTCTTGTTCCGCACGAATTGGATCGCATCGGCTTGGCTGCCCCCGCCCCAGAGCACATCGCACGTCGAGGTTGCGAGCTGCTCCGGCGTCCAGCTGCTGTCCGTCGGCGGCAGCGTAGGCGCTGCTTGCACGGTCACAGTTGTCGGGGTGATCGGTGAGGGTGTGACGGTGACCGTTGCGGGCGGCGCTGCCACCGGAGAGGGCGTGACCGCGTTAGGGGTGGTCCACGGACCGATGCTGCTCGGTGGAAGCGGAGGCGGTATGTAGGCGGGGTCGCCCGGTCTCGGCGGCGCTTCGGGCAGCACGAACACCACCCAGCCGACGACGCCGACGACCAACGCGACCACGAACGCTATCGACACGAGCACTGCGGTATAGCCCAATGTCAGCCGCCAGGATTGCGGCTCGACCGGAGAGCTGTCGTCGTCATCGGCATCGTCGAGCGACCAAGCCAAGCCTGCGGCGTCCACGGTCGCCGGCGGAACGACGACGGTCGGCGCATCCGCGCCGCGCGGGGACGCGGTGGTGGCACCGGACAGGGCGGTGTCCACGGTGCGCCCGCGCGCGGCGGCAGCCCTCGCGCCGGCCGCGCGGCCCGCAAGATACGCGCGGAGCGCCTGGCGATCGACGTCGCCGGAATCCGGGCCGACGACCTCGGTCTCGTCACCACCCGCGCCATGCGACGTCCCTGCAATCGTTTCGTCCGCATGATCGGACATCGGTGCCCTTAGTTCCCATCCCGCCAATGGTCTTGGCGCTGAGACATCTGGTTAGGACACAGATCGGTGATAGCCCAGTAGACGGCGACTTCAGCTTTCGACATCGAGCCGTGCAGGGACGTCACGTCGTTTGCGACGTCGATGACTTCGTTAGCGGCGACGTTGCCCTTGTTTATGTCGGCGCAAATCGCGTCTCCGAGCGTTTGACCGCCTGGAGCGTACGACTGGCTGGCGCCGATTCCGCCATGTTGATCAACGTCGGCCATGTACCGGTGCTGATCGTCTTGGTGGTCGGCGTGGGCTGCTGGTGCCGCCGCCAGGGCGATCGCGGCGGCCAGGAAGATTGCGTGGGCCTTCACGAAGCGGCATCGTAACCCCTTCCTGTTGTACGCGCGACAAATCTAGGCGGCACCCCGGAAAGGATTCAGTCGACCGACCGCCGCGGCTCGGCGTTCGTCGGACACCTTCGTGTAAATCTGCGTCGTCGCCAACGAACGATGACGCAACAACTCCTGCACCGTTCGGAGGTCCGCACCGTCGTCGAGCAACGTGGTGCCGTACCAGTGCCGGAGCCCATGCGGTGTGCCGCGCACGCCGGCGCGGCGCATCGCGTTGCCGATGATGTCGCTGACCGATTTGGAATGCACATGGTCGCCCGGGCGCCGCGAGTTCGCCGGGAACCACCACCCCCGCGTCGGCATCGTCAAGGCCGCATCGACGAGAAGCACGTGCAGCGGCAGCCAAGCGCTGCGCTTGCCCTTGCCGACGACGTGGATCGCGGGCTTGGCGATGTCGATGTCCTCGCCGCGGACCCGTGAGATCTCCGCGACGCGTAGGCCGCCGAGCGCCGCGAGGAGAATCATCACCCGCGTGCGGTAGTGCATTGGGGTCAGCAACAAGCGGACTAAATCGTCATCGCTGACGGGGCGGGGAACCCTTTCTGGATAACGGGGTGCCCCCAGTTTGACCATTGGGTCGTCGATTCGGTGGTCCATAATTGTTAGCCACTTGAACCACGCCCGCAAATAGCTGTGGTAAGTCGCTGCTGTCGCGCCAGACCATTCTGTGTGCCTGTTCATCCAGTGGATTATCTCGATGGGCTGAGCCGAAACCGGTGAGCAGCCAGTCTCTTCCGCAAACAGAGTGACGACTCGGATCCTTTCGCTAATGGTTACGTCGGACCGCCTGGCAGCGAATTGCCATAGCTCCCACTGCTCAATCAACGGATGTCTAATTGTCACGGCCGGAACTAAATCATGAGTTTTCTTTGAGTTTGGTGACGGTTGCATCGCAATTACGTCAAGGCCTCCGGATCCCATTGTGGCGTCCGTCACTTTTCCGTAACTCACGCCGCATGATCCAGACTTTTAATCCGCAGGTCCCAGGTTCGAGTCCTGGTGGGGGCACTGGCTTTACCCCCGTCGTTAGGGTCCGGCGGTTCGAGCTCCACTTCGGGCAGCAAGTCCGTGATCGGGACCTCGAGCCACGCCGCCACCGCGGCGAGGTCAACTGCCGACCAGACGGTCTTGCCGCGTAGACGGTTCGATACCGAGCCTTGGTCGACG